TCGTATCACTCACCAAGAAACACTCAAGGCTCTCACTAAAGACCTCCAAAAAGCCCAACATATTGTAAATGATGCTATTGAAAAACAGTTGAGAGAGACTGGTAAAGTAAGAGCTATCATTTTAAAAGCCCGTCAAATGGGTCTCTCCACGTATACTGCTTCACGAGTATTCTGGAAGAGTTATTTTAATAAGTATAACAAGTCTGTTGTTATGGCGCATGATAGTGCCACATCAGATGCTTTGTTTACGATGAGTAAGAACGTCATTCAGCATATGTCTGAAGAGTTCCAACCAGAGATGAAGAAGTCTAACGCCAAAGAGATTATGTTTGAACATAATGATAGTGGTTATAGACTGTATACCGCTGGATCCCCTGAAGCGGGTAGGGGTATTACGCCTACTATTGCGCACTTATCAGAGGTAGCTTTCTGGCTCCATGATGAAAAAATTTTGGCGGGACTCTTTCAGGGCATTTCACAGGCAGATGGTACCGAGGTTATTCTTGAGAGTACGGCTAACGGTGTAGGTAACTCTTTCCATAGATTATGGAAGGGTGCCGTAGAAGGTACCAACGAGTATATTCCTATTTTCGTACCTTGGTACTTAATGAGTGAGTATCGTAGGAAAGCTCCTGAAGGGTTTGAAAAGACTCAAGAAGAAGAAGTATTAGTAACAAGATATAACTTAGATGATGATCAGTTATATTGGAGAAGATTAAAGGTAGCTGAGGGTGGGTTGGATAAGTTCCGACAAGAGTACCCTAGTAACCCTGAAGAAGCGTTTATTGTTTCCGGTAGTAATGTGTTCAACGTAGAGAAGCTTAGTGCTCTTGTTCCACAACCTATTCTGTCTCAGATGGACTTCAATTTTGAGTCTCAGATGATGGAGAATGTGAAGAATGGATCGATTGAAATATTTAAGTATCCTACTTTTGAAGATTCTTTTGCTATTGGCGCTGACGTTAGTCTCGGGGTCGGCAAAGACTTTTCTACGGCGGTGGTAATGAATGCTCAAAGGGAGGTATGTGCCGTATACAGAAATAATACTATTGACCCTTCTCAGTTTGGTGATCTGTTATTTTATCTCGGTAGGTATTACAACAATGCTCTCCTTGCAGTAGAGTCTAACAGTATGGGTATTGCTACCCTAAACAGACTAACTCAAATGGGTTATGTCAACATGTACTTCCAGACGAAGATGGCTAACGTGAGTAAAGAAGAAGGAACCCGTATCGGGTGGAGAACCACAATGGCGTCTAAACCTGCTATTATTGGATTCTTAAAGAATGCTATCGAGCAAGAAGACATTTGGATTCCTTCCCGTGTTGTTATCGGGGAGTTGATGAATTATGTTGCGGATGATAATGGACGTACTAATGCTATTGTGGGGCATAATGACGATACTGTCATTGCTCTCGCAATTGTTCTCGAAGTGATCAGAACTCACGGTGATAGACTAACAACAAACAAAGTATCCTTTACTCAGAAGATTGGATCCTTCCAAGAGGTAGAAACAAAATGGCTATAGATTTAAAATTAACTGGTGAACAGAAGAAGCAGATGCAAGCTTTTGTTAAACCAACTCCACAGGGTAAATTAATGAACCCCAAGGAAAAGGTAGGTGAGAAGTCTGAAAGGACTCTCCCTATCCGTGGTCGCTAAGGATATCCCTTGTGTCCTATCCGTTGGCTACTCATGGCAGGGATGATAGTAGTAGCAACTTATACAGTCGTGTTGACTGATTGATTGATAGACGGGTCGTAGACACGGCCCTAGAATGTTCCAAGGAAGGTTAACATGACAGACAAACAAAATATCAATCGCTTTAAAGCGGATAGATATAAAGAAGTAGTAGGAGATGACGAACTCTTAGCTATGATTGAACAGGGTATTACTAACTCTGTAGGTGACTTCTTGAACAGTTCCGACTTAGCGCGTGAACGTCAAAAGGCCACATACGAATATGGTATGATGCCTCAGTTCCACTTGACTCCACAGGGCGTGTCTCAGATCGTTTCATCTGATACCGTAGAAGCTATTGAAGGTTACACAGCTATCTTAGCTGAGTTGATGTTTAATAACAACAGACTAGCTCGGTTTATCCCTGCTGGCACTTCACCTAAAGACTTTCATGAAGCTAAAGCAGCTTCTGACCTAGTTAACTATGCTATCTTTAAGCAGAATAACGGTTGGGAAATCCTTAATACATGGGTTAAGTCAGCCTTGTTATGGAAGAACAGTATTGTTCGTTGGGAGTTCATTGAGGACTTCGACTATAACTTTGAAGAGTACGATGAGATTGAGCAAGCTAACTTAGACATCTTGTTAGCAGACCCAGATATTGAAGTCATGGGTGAACTTAAGTATAAGCAAGAAGCTAGTACAGATCCACAGGGTAACTCAGCTTATAAGATCATTTATGAGAATGTTCGCTTACGCCGTAAGAAGAACAAGACTCGAATTAACATTAAGAACGTACATCCAGAATGTTTCCGTATCACCCGTGATGCGCACAACTTAGATGATGCAGGTTTCGTAGGTATCCAGATCGACATGACTCGTTCTGAGATCCGTAAGTACTTCCCTGATATCGCAGAAGATATTAATTGGGATACTATCGGCGACGGTTCATATGACTGGGCTACCAAATACACAGAAGAACAGTCAGCTCGTAAGCGTCTGGTAGGTGAAGAATACTGGTTGGGTGGTAACTCCCGCGAGCTATTCCCTTCAGAAGCTAACCGACAGATTACTGTTGTTGAGTGCTGGCTCCGTGTTGACCGTGATGGTGACGGTATTGCAGAACTCAAACACTTCATTATTGCAGGTTCAGTTATTCTGTTAGAAGAAGACTGCGACTCAGTACCCTTAGCAACTCTTTGTCCTTTCGAGGTACCACACGAGTTCTTTGGCTTGTCTGTTGCTGACATGATTCGTCCATCTACACTAGCTACTACCGCTATCATGCGTGGTTTCGTAGAGAACGTTTACTTGACAAACTACTCGCCTAAGCTAGCTGACCCTAACGTAGTTGACTTTAGTGCTCTTCAGAACATGAAGCCTAAACAAATCATTGCTACTAACGGTAATCCTAATGGTGCTGTTGCTGCATTGACTCCTGACGCTATTAGTTCTGGTACTGTACCTCTATTAGAGATGTTACAGCTACATAAAGAACAAGCTACTGGTTTGTCTAAGGCTGCTCAAGGTTTGAATGATACACTATACGTATCAGGTAACAGTGAAGAAAAGATGCAGAAAGCTATGTCTGCAGCACAAGTACGTATCCAGTATATGGCTCGTAGATTTGCTGAAACAGGCTTTAAACGATTAACTGAGGGTGTATATAAAACCCTCCGTGATAAGATGCGTGGCAAGACCATGCACTACTACGATCAGAATGATATCTTCAAGAATGTGGATCCAGGTACCTTACCTTCCAACCTCTTGTTATACATTGATGTGGACGTAGGTGATAACTCTAACCATAGTACAGTTAAAAAGATGACTATGGTTGGCCAGCAATTGATTCCAGCCTTACAACAGGCAGGAGCAGGTGGTGCGGTTAATCCCGAAGCCGCTGTACGAATTGCTTGCAAAACTCTTGAAGCTATGGACTTAGATCCACTAGACTATCTAGTAGACTACACAGATCCTAAGTTTAAAGATAACGCTCTTAAGTCTCGACAAGCTGAACAACAAGCTTCCGAGAAACAAAAGCAACTTGAAGAACAAGCCAAGCAATTGGACTTAGCACAAAGACAGGCTACGGTCGATCTTACTAATGTACAAGCTAAGAACGCTCTTCAGGATAACACAAAACAACTTATGGTTGCAATGGACAAGTCCTACCAAGAGTGGGGCAAACTCTATATCATGGCTGCTAAAGAGGGTGTTGAACCACCTAAGCAACCTGATATTAAAGAGCTTTTGGCTATGGCCCAAGGCTTTATCCGTGGCGATATGTCCGGTGATGCTTCCCGCCCACAAGGTGGACAAGCAATGCCTCAAGTAAATGGACCAGCCGCTATGGGCGAGCAACCGCAAATGTAAACCCCGAGCTTCCTCGAAAGAGGGAGTTCACCTAACACTTAAAATTAATGGACAAATATAAAGAGGCTTTCCAGAAGAGAACGAAGCCGAAAATGAACCATGATACTGGCGAATATATTGTTGAACCCTTCCGTGACGCTCAAGTCGCATTAGGTAAAGCAGAGTTTGCAGTACGAGAACGAGAACAATTCTTTGGCGAAGCTTACTCAGAGATCTTATCAGACCTCTTTGTTACTTGGTTAAAGACTGAGCCTCATGCTGTTAAAGAGCGTGAGTTCCTATTCCATACAGCTATGGCACTAGGGAGCGTTAAAGAAAAGCTTGTAGGTATTGAGATGCTTGGTAACAACATCAAATATATGAACAAGTTAAAACAAGAAGCCAAAGAAGAGGGCAATAAAGATAATGAATAAATACGTTAAAGCAAGAGAAGTTCTAGTTCGTTCACGAGACGAAGTATTAGGTGAACTCGTTCGTGCAGGTGAGAGTGGTGGTGTGGGTCTATCCCAACGTTTCGCCCCTATTCTTGTTAATCTGCAGGGTGCTATCGAAGCAATCGATCGCATCACGGGTACACAAGATCAGCCAAAGGAAAACTTTGCTGAGAAAATGAAGGCTGCTAAAGCAGCTAAAGCCGCTGAAAAAGCAGCACAATAAAACGGACACAAGGAATTAATATATGAATTTATCACATCTCTCTACCAACACCCCTGCATCAGAAGTGAGCAGTGCGAGTTTTGATGACGGAAGTGTAAGTGCAGATTTGGAAGCAAAAAGTCTTGATGACATTCTACGTAATAGCCCGGCAGCAAAAATGCTCGGCTTGGAATCTCTACCAGAAGAAGACGAAAGCGTCCCAAATCCAGAGGATGAGTCGGAAGAAGAACAAGCCCAAGAGAACGACTCTGATACTGAAAATGACCTAGATGAAAATGAAGAATCAACTGATTCTGAGGAAGAGAATAATGCTGAGGATGATACGTCTACCCAAAATGCAGAGCTACCAACCGAAGAAGATATTGATTGGGAATACCAAGTACCCGTCACTGTTGACGGTAAGACTGAGTATGTATCCCTAGAAGAAATCCGTAAGGGTTACTCTACTGATAAACATCTATCTCAAAAAGGGCGCGAACTCGGCGAGCTGAAGAAGCAGATCGAGACTGAAAGAAATGAAAAGTTACAGGAAGTATTGACACTAGCTACAGTTATTAACGAAGAGTTAACAGCTACTGAAACTAAGTTGTCTGGTGAGTACCACAAGATCAAGGGTGATATCGATAAAGCCCGAGAAGAAGGTGACACTTATACAGCACGAGAGTTAAAAGAAAAGCTAGAGGAAGTACAAGAGAAGTACTGGGCAACACGTAACAAACGTGAAGCTAGTGCAGGTAAGGTTGCTGAACAATTAAAAGCACAGCAGATCGAACAACAACAAGCGTTACTGAAAGCGTACGAGGACAATATTACGAAAGTAATCCCCGATTATTCAGATAAAGTTGCTGGTTCAATCCGTGAATTCGCTATTAAAGAAGGCATCCCTGAAACTCTCTTAGATGTAATCTATGATGTTAACGTAGTCAAGTTTATTAACGACTATCGTAAACTTAAAACTGCCAAAGAAACTGGTGAAGTAAAGCGTAAAGCTGCCCCTTCTGTTAAGTCGGTACCCACGAAAAATGGAACACCTGCAACAAAGAAAGTGCAACAAGCCGCAACTGAAAACCGTTCTAAGGTTCTTTCTGGTCAAGGATCAAAACAAGACGAATTAGATTTTCTAAAACGTATTTCTTCTGTGAGCAAAAAACTATAAAATCAAATTTTCACTTAAAGGAAAAATAAAATGGCAGGTAATAACTTTGCAACTGGCGGTCCTAAAGCCGCCGCACGTAGCGCATCAGCTACAGGTAACGCAGTAAACTCAGGTGAACGCGAAGACTTGGCTAACTTCATCTCTATGATTAGCCGTGACGAAACCCCTTTCTTGTCTTCAATCGGCAAGACTAAGGCTACTGCAGTTTTCCACGAATGGCAAACTGACGAATTGGCTGCTCCTACTTCTGCTGCTGTTGCTGAAGGCGTATCATACGCTACTCAGAACTCTGCTCAAGGTGCAGAACCATTCCGTACTCGTTTGGGTAACTACACTCAGATCAACAGCAAGACTGTTACCGTAACTGGTACTAAGCGTGCTGTCGATCAAGCAGGTGTTGCTGACGAATACGCATACCAGCTCAAGAAGCGTGGTACCGAATTGCGCCGTGACGTTGAGTTTGACTTGGTCAACTCATGGAACAGCTCAAACGGTTCTGGCACCCGTAAATTCGGTGGCTACCAAGCTTGGGTTAACTACACCGCAGCTACAACTACTCCAGCTACAGCACTAAACGTGTTGACTACTGGCGCTGAGTACACTGCTCCTACCAACATGGGTGGCGGTCAAGCCGGTACTTTCACTACTGTTACTTCTGCTGATAAGAACAGCTTACAGTTGTCACACGTTGACACCGTAATGCAAGCTATCTACGAAAACGGTGGTAAGGCTACTAAGTTGATGTTGTCTCCAGCTAACCGCCGCGTATTCAGTGCTAAGGCACAGTCTGCTGGCTCTAGCTCAAGCAACGCTGGTGACGGTAACGTTCGCCGTAACATCGATGCTGACGGTAAACTCCGTCAATCAGTCGAGATCTACATGTCTGACTTCGGCGACATCATGGTTGTACCTAACTACGTGATGGGTATCTCCAACACTGGTATCTCTGGTTTGGACCAAGCTGCTAACTTCAGCGCGTTCCTCTATGACCCAATGTGGTTCAGCTACGCTTCATTGCGTCCTCTACAAGAAGTTGACCTCGGTCAGCTTGGTGACTCTATCATCGGCCAGATCGTTGAAGAGGGTACCTTGGAGTGCCGTAATCCAAAAGGCGCTGGCTTGATCTTCGGTTTGTCAGGTGCTTAATAGCTAATTAAAAGGGAGGGGAGAAATCCTTTCCCTTTTTATTTCAAAGGAATAAAATGGAATTTCTAAGAATTACTAACGGTGGCGGCGTTAAGACGTATATCCCTGATAACTATGTAGCACAAATTACTGTTGCTGCAGACACAGGTACTACTGCTTCTGACTATGCGGCTTCTACGGTTATCCGTGGTAAGATTACTGGTGTTAAGTACTATGATGGTGCTAACGCAACAGCAGGTGCTTTGGTAGTTGTTACCGATGTATCAACTGCTAAATATGAATACGGTTGTTTTACCGTAGACGGTGCTTTCGTAGCAGCGTTATCTAACTAAACATAAGAGGACACAATGGGGTTTCTATCACAAGAAGACAATAAAAATAGTTTCACAGTTAAGGCTGATGAAAAAGATTTTAAATTAGAACAAGACGTTCAAGCATATAAAGACTATGCTGCCCTTTCCCGTGAGCGCGATTCATTTGCAGCTAACGGAAGAACATATCGCTCATTTGCTATTATCCCCGATATTGTAGCTATTGATATGTTGACTAAATTTGGTTTAGACATTCATGCCCCTGACTTCATGCATGACCCTCTCAACCTACGTAAATTAAAGAAACTAATTGACACGGAATATCCCGCGCTCAAGACAAGTAACGTAAGAGCCTTATAAGGAGAATAACATATGGCAACACCTAAATTTGACGCACTAGTTGCGAAAGTAAGAGACTGGTCAAATAAACCCGAAGTACAAACTATTCCCGACAGCGTCATTCAGGATTGCCTATCTTATTCTGCTGATGAGTCATACAGACAATTAAGAATTCCTCCATTAGAAGCAACTGTAAAATACACAATTTCAGAAGCTGATAATTTAGGAGAGAATAGTTTAGGTCTTCCTTATGGAAACGCATACACATCCTTTGCTATGCCAGAAGACTTAACTCAGTTTATTTATATCAGAACATTAGCTCAAGAAAACGCAGGTACCTCGTACTCAACTTTCCCTTCTAATGTCAGTAAAGTCTTTAACGAAGTTACAGATAAACGTACCTTCTTTGATTTGTACAGTGAAAAGTATTCTGTGTACAACTGGATGTGGCAGGACGGTAAGATCTTTATCCACCCACAGTTAGCTGTTGGCGCTACCGTAGAGATTCACTACTACCGCAGACTTCCTGCATTAAACGCTTTGTATAGCGTTGCACCTATTAACTACCTTGTTGGTCTACCTGATGCTGAACAACCCTATGTAGCTCTTGTTACTTCTGGTGGAACTAACTTGTATTTCTCTACAGCAAACTCTGTATTGAAATGTTTCAGTACCTACGAAGAAGCTGCTCTATACAACCCTACTGTTACAACTAAGATGTACGAGGGTAAAGAAGTTTCTAATTGGTTAAGAGATAACAATGAACGATTGATTGTTTGGGGTGGTCTATATAACTTAGGCGCATACCTATTTGACACCACAATGGAACAACGATACGAGAAACGCTTTAACGAAACACTATTCTCAATGAACAAAGAAGAGAAATGGCGTAGAGCTTCTGGTGGTAACGTTCAAGTTAACTTTAACACTAACGGCTTAATCTAAGGAGATACTATGGGTTACGAACAAGTACCTGGAATGACAGGTAGTATTTCCGCTGGCGGCGAATACGACAACCTAGATACTACAAACTCAAATGTGTATCCAAAGTTAGCGGCTGAGGATGCTGCTGCTGCAGCTCTTAGCGCGGCTCAGGCATTAGCGGCTAAAGAGGCTGCTGCTGCATCTGCTGCTTCCGCATTAACTTCTCAAAACGCGTCTTTTAATAACGCATCTGCTGCTGCAGCTAGTGCATCATCTGCTGCTAGTTCTGCAACTAGTGCCTCTGCAAGTGCAGCCACAGCGGTATCTGAAGCTGCTCAAGCCGCATTGGATGCTGCATCTGCTGCAAGCTCTGCCTCTAGCGCTTCAACAAGTGCAACTACAGCAACCACTCAAGCTGGTATTGCTACTACACAGGCTACTAATGCTTCAGCATCAGCGGCTGCAGCTCTTGTTTCTGAAAACGCAGCTGAGGTATCCGAAGATAATGCCGCAATCTCTGAGGCTAATGCTCTAGCTTCTGAAAATGCTGCTGCAACTTCTGAGACAAATGCCGCCTCTAGCGCGTCATCGGCAAGTACATCCGCTACAACCGCTACTACACAAGCTGGCATTGCAACAACTCAAGCAACTAATGCTGCAACTAGTGCTTCTACAGCAACCACTCAAGCTGGTATTGCTACTACACAGGCTACCAACGCTGAAGCCTCAGCTGTTATTGCGTCTGCCTCTCAAGTAGCCGCTGAAACAGCTCGTGATCAAACCCTAGCAGCATATGATAACTTTGATGATCGTTACTTAGGTGCTAAGTCTTCAGACCCAACCTTAGATAATGACGGTAATGCCCTCGTAGCTGGTGCATTGTACTTTAGTACTACACTAAACTACATGAGAGTTTACACAGGTACTATCTGGGTAGATGCTTATGCAGCAGGTACATCATTCTTAGCAAAAGCAAATAACCTATCAGACTTAGCTAGCGTACCAACAGCAAGAACTAACTTAGGCTTAGGTACTGCGGCTACTACTGATAGTACGGCTTATGCTACTGCTGCTCAAGGCGCTACGGCTGATACAGCATTACAACCAGCAACTATTGGTGTTACTGTACAAGGCTATAATGCAAATACTGTTGTTGACTCAGCGTATGTCCACACAGATGAAAACTATACTACAGCCGAAAAATCTAAATTAGCTGGTATTCAAGCAGGTGCTGAAGTTAACGTTAATGCGGATTGGAACGCTACTTCAGGTGATGCTGAGATTTTAAACAAACCAACATTAGGTACTGCAGCTGCTCAAAACGTTGAAGCATTTGATGCGGCTGGTGTTGGTGTTGCAATGGCAATTGCCCTCGGATAATAAGGAATAATAATGGCAAATAATTTTACATCCTACGGTAATAAGTCCGTGGGTACCTCTGCTGCTACAATCGTAACGGTTGGGGCATCTACACAGACAACCATTATTGGTTTATCCTGTGCAAACATTAACTCAACGGCTGTATATGCAGACGTATATTTTACACGTTCAGGTGTAGACTACTATTTAATTAAAGCTGCTTTAGTACCCGTAGGTGGTTCTTTAGTAGTTGTTGGTGGTGATCAAAAGGTTGTATTAACAACTGGTGATGCACTTAAGGTAGTATCCTCTGTAGCATCTTCGCTTGATGTTGTAACATCTGTATTGAACATTACTTAAGGAGTCTTTATGGCATATATTGGATCAGCTCCAACAGCTAATACTTCTCAGTTTAGTTCTATTTATACACAGTCTTTTAATGGTACTGGTAGTGCTACTTCATTTACTTTAGGTAGAGCAGTAGCAAGCCCTAATAACATTGAAGTTATTGTTAACAACGTTCAACAATCTCCCTTTGACGGTTCCTATACTGTTACTGGGTTAACTACGCTCTTGTTTAGTGAAGCACCTTCAAGCGGTACGAATAATATTTATGTTGTTTACCGTGATCAGCCCTGGTATTGCTACTACACAGGCTACCAACGCTGAAGCCTCAGCTGTTATTGCGTCTGCCTCTCAAGTAGCCGCTGAAACAGCTCGTGATCAAACCCTAGCAGCATATGATAACTTTGATGATCGTTACTTAGGTGCTAAGTCTTCAGACCCAACCTTAGATAATGACGGTAATGCCCTCGTAGCTGGTGCATTGTACTTTAGTACTACACTAAACTACATGAGAGTTTACACAGGTACTATCTGGGTAGATGCTTATGCAGCAGGTACATCATTCTTAGCAAAAGCAAATAACCTATCAGACTTAGCTAGCGTACCAACAGCAAGAACTAACTTAGGCTTAGGTACTGCGGCTACTACTGATAGTACGGCTTATGCTACTGCTGCTCAAGGCGCTACGGCTGATACAGCATTACAACCAGCAACTATTGGTGTTACTGTACAAGGCTATAATGCAAATACTGTTGTTGACTCAGCGTATGTCCACACAGATGAAAACTATACTACAGCCGAAAAATCTAAATTAGCTGGTATTCAAGCAGGTGCTGAAGTTAACGTTAATGCGGATTGGAACGCTACTTCAGGTGATGCTGAGATTTTAAACAAACCAACATTAGGTACTGCAGCTGCTCAAAACGTTGAAGCATTTGATGCGGCTGGTGTTGGTGTTGCAATGGCAATTGCCCTCGGATAATAAGGAATAATAATGGCAAATAATTTTACATCCTACGGTAATAAGTCCGTGGGTACCTCTGCTGCTACAATCGTAACGGTTGGGGCATCTACACAGACAACCATTATTGGTTTATCCTGTGCAAACATTAACTCAACGGCTGTATATGCAGACGTATATTTTACACGTTCAGGTGTAGACTACTATTTAATTAAAGCTGCTTTAGTACCCGTAGGTGGTTCTTTAGTAGTTGTTGGTGGTGATCAAAAGGTTGTATTAACAACTGGTGATGCACTTAAGGTAGTATCCTCTGTAGCATCTTCGCTTGATGTTGTAACATCTGTATTGAACATTACTTAAGGAGTCTTTATGGCATATATTGGATCAGCTCCAACAGCTAATACTTCTCAGTTTAGTTCTATTTATACACAGTCTTTTAATGGTACTGGTAGTGCTACTTCATTTACTTTAGGTAGAGCAGTAGCAAGCCCTAATAACATTGAAGTTATTGTTAACAACGTTCAACAATCTCCCTTTGACGGTTCCTATACTGTTACTGGGTTAACTACGCTCTTGTTTAGTGAAGCACCTTCAAGCGGTACGAATAATATTTATGTTGTTTACCGTGATCAGCCTTTATTAACCCTTACAGACACAGGTGCGGTACGGCAAGATAGTACTACAGGTTCAGCTCAAATGCCTTTTGGTACTACTGCCCAAAGAACTAGTGTAGCAGGGGCTGGTATGTTTCGTTATAATACAACAAACCAAGAAGCCGAGTTTTATAATGGTAGCTCATGGAAAGCATTTTCACAACAAGCCACAGGTATTTACGCTATTGATTATGTTGTAGTGGGTGGCGGTGGTGGTGGTGGTTCTGGTGGAACTGGATCTGGCGCTCAACCAAATGGCGGCGGCGGTGGTGGAAGTGGCGTTGTTGCTGGATCTACTACTGTTACTACTGCTGCTTCATTCAGTATTGTTATTGGTGCTGGCGGTACTATTAGCGGTGCAGGGAATGCATCAACAGGTTTTTCTGTAACCGCTGGTGGAGGCTCAGCCCATAGTGGTATGTCAGGTGGTACCTCGGGAACGCCTCAATCTCTTGGAGGTGGCGGATCAACTACATACGCTGGTGGTGGTGGTGGTGGTGCTGGAGGTACGGGTACTAGCGGTTATAGCACCTATTATGGTGGCACTGGCGGCGCAGGATTATTAGCGTCTAACTTTACAGGATTTGGTCAAACAGGTTACTTTGGCGGTGGTGGTGGTGGAGGCCAAGCATATGGCGGTGGGGCCGGTGGTGTTGGCGGAGGCGGCTCTGCTAATAATGGGCCCGGTACTGTAAACACTGGTGGTGGTGGTTCTGGTGGTTATGGCTCTCCCGGTGGTGGTGCAGCTGGTGGTTCTGGTGTTGTAATAATTCGCTACTCTGGAACTCCTCGGGGTACAGGTGGTACTATCACACAATCTGGTGGATACACATATCACACGTTCACCTCGTCTGGTACATTTACAGCATAAGGACATACATGGCACATTTCGCAAAAGTAAATAACGGAATTGTGGTTCAAGTAATTGTTGCTGAACCAGAGTTCTTTGAAACATTCGGGGACACATCTCCCGGCGAGTGGATCCAAACAAGCTATAATACAATCGGTGGAGTTCATACCCAAGGCGGTACACCTCTCCGTAAGAATTACGCTGGTATTGGATTTGCTTATGACAAGGATAAAGACGCGTTCATTCCACCTAAACCTTTTGATTCATGGTTGTTAAATGAAGAAACATGTTTGTGGGAAGCACCTACACCAAAACCAGAAGGTATATACTTTTGGGATGAAACAAAGAAAGAGTGGGTAAATGAGTTATCAAATTAATTTAACACAAGCTGAGGATAAAGCTTTATCCTATGTTGCATTCAGTCAAGACGACTGGATTCAAAACGCAGTACATGAACGCTGCCGAGTAGCTATCGATGAAATCGTTCAGATCACAGTAGCAAAATGCTTAGAGACTTCTACACAGATTCCGGGTTCAAAAGAGGAAATGGTAGAGCTAGCCTTCACACAAGGTTGGGTTAAGACTGCTGCTCAACGCCAAGCTGAATTTGAAGCTCAGGCACAGGAGCAAATGAATGCCACTGAGTAAAGTTTCCGCAACGGCACTTGTTGCTGAACCAGAGTTCTTTGAAACATTCGGGGACACATCTCCCGGCGAGTGGATCCAAACAAGCTATAATACAATCGGTGGAGTTCATACCCAAGGCGGTACACCTCTCCGTAAGAATTACGCTGGTATTGGATTTGCTTATGACAAGGATAAAGACGCGTTCATTCCACCTAAACCTTTTGATTCATGGTTGTTAAATGAAGAAACATGTTTGTGGGAAGCACCTACACCAAAACCAGAAGGTATATACTTTTGGGATGAAACAAAGAAAGAGTGGGTAAATGAGTTATCAAATTAATTTAACACAAGCTGAGGATAAAGCTTTATCCTATGTTGCATTCAGTCAAGACGACTGGATTCAAAACGCAGTACATGAACGCTGCCGAGTAGCTATCGATGAAATCGTTCAGATCACAGTAGCAAAATGCTTAGAGACTTCTACACAGATTCCGGGTTCAAAAGAGGAAATGGTAGAGCTAGCCTTCACACAAGGTTGGGTTAAGACTGCTGCTCAACGCCAAGCTGAATTTGAAGCTACGGCTTTAGACGCTACTATGGCACAGGAGCAAATGAATGCCACTGAGTAAAGTTTCCGCAACGGCACTTGGTGCAGGTACTGTGCTACAGGTTGTTCACGGCACCCTTTCTACTACCTTTGTTGGTACTTCTGTTCTTGATAATGGTGGCTACTTTGTTGATGTATCAAACCTTAGTGCAACAATTACACCAAAGTCTGCATCAAGCAAGATATTAATTACGTTGTCAATGTACATAGGTACGACAACAGCTGTCGGTGGTTATCAACATTCTTATAGACTAAAGAAAATTGTAGGTGGAGTTTCAAGTTTTCCAGTGCTTGGTGATGCTGTTGGTGGTCGTCCTAGAACCACAGGTCGTATTAATCTTTACGGTATGAGCACTCATGCTATGAGTTTTATGGGTGGAACACATCAAGACTCCCCAAATACATTGTCAGCAATTACTTATCAAGTTCAACTTGGTGGTTATTCTAGCTCTCCTACTGTATATGTTAATCGTTCTGAGGGTTTTCAGTTTTTAGCTAACGATTACGATACTGTACCCGTTTCAACAATTACCCTTATGGAGATCGCAGGATGAGTTACATAGGCGTACCCCCATTTGGACAGACCGTTCGTACTGTCACCGAGAAAATCGCATCAGCATCCCAAACAACATTTCAACCTTCTGGTGGTTATATTGTAGGCTATATTGATATTGTTATTAACGGTGTCAGACTACTCAACACAGACTTTACTGCATCAAACGGTATCAACGTAGTTCTCAACGTAGCATGTGCTGCAGGTGATGAATTCCAATCAACAGCATATTGGCCCGTTAACATTGTTGACACTATCAACTCAAGTGTAGCCCGTGGTGGTGGTAACGATAAGATCTTCTTTGAGAACGATCAAGTAGTAACCTCTAGCTACACAATCACAGCTGGTAAGAACGCAATGTCTGCTGGTAATATTACAATTAATGACGGAGTCCTGGTAACAACACCACCTGGCTCTGTTTGGACTATCGTTTAAGGAGAACATATGCCTCTTATTTTATCAGGCTCAGGTGGTATCTCCGGAGTTACAGGTACTTTTGGTAAAGAAACAATGCCTGTAGGGAGTGTTATCCAAGTTGTACACGTTAATAAGTCTGACCGTTGGAGTACAACCTCTCAAGCATTTGTGGATGTTACAGGTTTAACAGCTAGTATTACCCCAACATACTCAACAAGTAAGATTCTTGTATCGTTTCATGCAAGCGTTTCAGGTTACCAACACTTTGACATTCGTTTGGCAAGGACTATTTCGGGTGGCTCTCAAGTACCTTTAGCTATTGGTGATGCAGTAGGCAGTCGAACGCGTTCGTCAGCGCACCATTATGCTCTTAGTAATTTTAACACAACTTATGATTCACAACAAGATGCGGTTAGGTACTTAGATGCTCCAAACACAGTACTACCTATCACGTATGCAGTACAAGCAGCAACACCAAACTCACCTTATTGGGTTGGTATTAATCAGCAATCTTCTGAAGCAGATGCAGCCTATTCCGCAACAACATTCAGTTCAATCACATTAATGGAGATCAAGGGATGATCGCAAAATCACTACAAACACTACGCCCGGGTGCTCAATGGGTACTCCGAGGTGACACCTATGAAGGTCTTGATTGGCTCTCTACAGATGTTACTAAACCAACTTTTGAAGAAATTCAAGCAGAATCAGCTCGCTTAGATGCTGAGTATGCAGCAACACAATACCAACGAGACAGAGCCAAAGCATATCCTGCTATTGGCGATCAGCTAGACGCTCTCTGGAAGGGTGGCGAAGCTGCAGCTGAGATGCTAGCTCAGGTACAAGCTGTTAAAGCTCAATTCCCGAAAGGTTAATCATGCCATTACGTCTACGTAGTGCTGGTGGTGGGTCAGTACAATTAAACCCACCTGTTGCTACATCTACGGATGTCGTGATGGAAGTCCCTGCGTATGACGGGGCAAAGGTGTTAACTAATAAGTCACCTGGAACTGTATTACAAGTTGTTCAAGCTTTTAAATCAGACCCTTGGTCTACTACAGCTACAACGTTCGTTGATGTTACAGGATTGTCAGTTACTATTACTCCAACAAGTTCAACTAGCAAATTTTATGTTGCTACCTATCTTGGCAGAGTTTCTGTATCAGGGTCTAGCTGGTATAGCACAGCTTGGAGACTTACCCGCAATGGTACTGCTATTGGAGTAGGTGATGCTGGTGGTGTAAAGTATCAATCAGGTATAAACATTACGCATTATGACTCAAATTATGATGGTAATGGATCCATGTTCTATTTAGATTCTCCTAACACCCTTAGCCCAATAACTTACACAGTTCAAACCGCCGGACATGGTAGCGGTACTCTGTTACTGAATTACTCTGAAGCTGACCAAAATTCAGCAGTAGGATATTCAGCTAGAGCAGCTAGTAACCTTGTTATTATGGAGATTGCAGCATGAGTAAACTTCAAACAAACGCTATTCGCCATTTAGGGAGTTCTGTTGATAACATGACGCTGGATAGTTCTGGTAGGGTGTCTACACCTCAGCAACCTGCTGTTGATGCGTATCGTAGTACTAACTTTGGGGCTAATAGCACAACCCCAACACTTGTTCCGTGGGATATTGTTACGCTGAACATTGGCAACCACTATAGCACATCAACAGGATTATTTACTTGTCCAGTGGCAGGTCGATATCGAATGTCAGCTAGCGGTATTAATGTTACTGCGACAAACGATGGAATTTTTGCTTACCAAACAATTTATCCGGTAAAGAATGGAGCTTCTTTTTCAGGTTCTTCTTACGCGTATGGTGACGGTTATGCATCGTGTGGTGGCACTTGGATTGTAAATTGTGCAGTAGGAGATACTTTGGGTTTTAAAATTAGCTCTTTGTATGGTACATTAAATGGTATGACCATTGAGTTTGCAGGATAAGGAGCAGATATGAGTAATGCAAGAAATTTATCTCAATTACGTCCTAATTCAACAGGTCTAATTACTACTTCTAACTTACCTACAGACGGGTCATGGGTGCCTAGCGGCGGCGTTATTGCGGTAAGCACAGTAAGAAATTCTACTAGGACAGCGTTATCTAACACCAGTGAGTATGTTGCTTTCAGTGGTTCATTTACAAAAAAGAGAAGTGATTCAATTATTATAGCTCAGGCTAATGTATATGGTAATTCTTTCCAATCAGGAAATTGTGGTGTAGGTTTAAAATTAGACTCAACTTGGGATTTTGGTTCATCATACCAGTATGATGGGGCTTGGAATCAAGCTTTGCAAGTTACAATTGTAACAGGTAATGGATTATGGACAGGAGTATCTTCAGGATCTCACACTATGGGGTGGGGTTGGAAAACAGCTAACGGCTCTTCTGCTGAAAAACCTTTTGATTTTTTAAACCCAAACGGTACTTCAGATGCTCGAATTCCACAAATAACTTCAACTATTGTAATTTACGAGATTGCACCATGAGTGACCATAATTTAACAACAGAAACAGGAGCAGCAATTATGACTAAAGCAGCCCCACCTGTAACAATATCCCTTGCAACAGTTGCAGGGTACCAAGTCTCAGACTTAGTTCTGTGGGCTACTCTCATCTATACAAGCCTTATGATCACTCATAAGATCTGGCAGATGTATAAAGACTTTGTTAAACCCGTATGTCTAGCCCCAACAGAATCCAACTAAGCGGATTAGTACTTAGTGCTTCTGCTCTAGTTAGTATTGCTCTTCACGAAGGTTATAGGTCAGAAGCCTATACACCTGTGAAGGGTGATGTTGCTACAATAGGGTTTGGTACAACAGAAAACGTTAAGGCAGGTGATAAGATTACTGTAGAACGTGCTTTAATAAAGCTCTTAAGCGATACAAATAAATTTAGTGGAGCAGTAAAGCAATGTGTAACAGTACCCCTGACTCAATATGAATACGACTCTTATGTTTCTTTATCTTATAACATTGGCCCTAATAATTTCTGTAAATCAACTTTAGTTAAGAAGCTTGAAGCTTACGACTACGATGGTGCATGTAAAGAGATCTTAAAGTGGGATAAGTTCAAAGGAAACCCATTACCCGGATTGACTAAGAGACGTCAAGAGGAATATAAACTATGTACAAATACATTGTAGGGTTAATTGTTTGTATGTTACTCGCATTTAATTATGGTGAGTTAAGAGTACAATCTAAGTTTGATTCTTATAAAAGAGAACAAGCTGAATTAAACCTTAAGCAAATTAAAGAGCATCAAGCTCATACTATTAAATACAAGCAGGAGAAAGAAGATGAGATCCGTAGTATTAATGCTCGTCATGCTTCTATCGTTAGCAGCTTGCAGCAGCGTCCCACAAGAGAACAAGCGCCAACTCTACCCGTTGTCAGCTCAGGAGCAAGAAGCACTGGAAAACAATTATTTAGAGAAGATGCAGAATTTCTTATCGGGGAAGCTACCCGCGCCGAAATATTAAAACAAGCTCTTCTTGAATGTCGCAAATATTAACAAAGGAATATTATGTCTGAATTTAAAGGCGTACAACTTAAAAGAAGTACCACAGCAGGAGCCGTTCCTGAAGCAGCACAACTAGTCGAAGGCGAATTAGCTATCAACTTGTTGGATAAGAAACTATACAGTAAGAACGCTACAACTGTATTCGAATTAAAAGGCACTGTTGATGATGGTAGTATTACTACACCTAAGCTAGCCTCTGGTGTTGCAAGTACTATTGTAACTGCAGCATTAAACGCTGTATATCCAATTGGGTCTCAATATGTAAACTTTAGCGATGCAACTAACCCTGCAACTCTCCTAGGTATTGGTACCTGGACGGCTATTGCTGGTAGAGTGGTTGTTGGTTTAGATAGTACAGACTCTGCATTTGATACTGCTGGTGAAACTGGTGGATCTAAAAACGCGGTTGTTGTAAGTCACACACACGGTGGTGGTACAACAAGCACAGCTTCTTTGACAGGTTCATTCACTAACTCTTCAAACTCTGGTTATAACGTAACTGGTGTATTCTCTACAATTAACACTTTCGGTGGTAACGGTGGTGAGCCACAAACAAACCGTACTGTAGGCTTCGATGCTTCACACAATCATACTATTGAGCCTGAAGGTGTATCAGCAACTAATGCAAACCTCCAACCATATGTCGTAGCTTACGTTTGGAAACGTACAGCGTAATCGGTACCTAATAGGAAACAATCTTGAAAAGAAACCAACGTAACAAGGTAAAAGAGCAACAAGCAAAGCCTCGCTCTTTCCACATCCAACCTAAAACACAAAACCAAGGATTATTGTTAGACGCTATTGAGTACTTCCCTATTACAGTCACTTTAGGTGCGGCTGGTGTAGGTAAGACTTATTGTGCAGCCTCGAAGGTAGCACAGTTATTTCAGTCGGGTACATATGATCATATTATTCTTACACGGAGTAATGTCCCTACAGGACGATCATTAGGTTTCTTCCCCGGCGACATCAAAGAGAAGTTAGCCCCTTGGCTACTTCCTATGATTACGGTATTACAAAAACAGTTAACACAAACCAAGTACGAATACTTACTTGCTAAGGATACCATCCAATACCAACCTATTGAAACTATTAGAGGTCGTTCGTTTGAGAACTCTCTTATTCTTGTTGATGAAGTACAGAATATTACTATTGAAGAATTAAAAGCTATTACTACTCGCTTAGGTGAAAATAGCAAAATGATTCTTATGGGTGATGCTTCTCAATCAGATATTAATAATGGTAACGATATTCTAAGATTTTGCGCTATGTGCGAACGTGCAGGTATTGAAATCCCTATTGTAAGGTTTACAGTAGATGATATCGTAAGATCAGATATTGTAGGTGAACTGGTTAAGATGTTTATTAAAGAAAAGATTTAAAGGAACAATATGCCAACAAAACAAATCTTAAACCTAGGTACAGGTGGGGTATCTTATGATACACCTAAAGTACTTCTCCCTGAGAATGTATTCTCTGATGTACGTAATGTTAGGTTTAAGAACCAGTCAGTTGGTACTATTACAGGTGAAGAGCTATACGCTAACGTTGTTAATCATCCAAACTATGGTATCTTTTGGAGACGCCCTGATGGTTACTTTAATGTGTTCATTAGGGATGATTACAGCGTTATCGTTGATGCTACAGCTGCCCGAGATACTACACTAGGTTTAGTGTGGGACGTAGCTCGTATTGAGACTACAACTACTTGTGCTACAGCACCTGCATGGGCTTGTGCCGAATTCACAGATCTAGTAGCTGACAGCGTAGTTAACACCTATTCGGAAGCTCAACTAGTACTTTCACAAGGTATTATTGCTGAGAGTGGTGGTGCAGTAACTGATACTGCTTACTCACTACGACAGTGGCAATCTACCACATTCAACGGTGGTTATGCTTTAGTTATTAATGACGGTCAAAGAACGCCTAAGTATATTAACTATACAACAGATGTAAGTTCTTTTGCTTTCTCTGATATTCCCGGATGGAATTATACTTCTGGAGTAACCATCTCAACTAAAGTTATTAAACCATTAGGTTATTCTTTAGTTGCCGCTAACTTAACCTTTGTAACTACATCTACAGGTGCTGTAACTTATGCACCATCTACTGTTAGAATTTCTACTCAAGCAGCTCCGGGTGGATTCCCTCAGATTTGGGAACCTGGATTAACAACTGATACTGCTGATGAGTTTGATTTAAATACTACATCACCCATCTTAGATATGGGCGAGCTGAGAGGCTCAATGTTTATTTATTCAGAAGACAGTATTAACATGCTGACTATTAATACGGGTATTACTCGTGTACAACCTTATTCAACTAGTTTTGGTATTTTAAATACTGATTGCTTTGTTGAATTCGAAGGTAATCATTTCGTTGTAGACAGAAATGATATCTATACGCATAATGGTTCTGGTAATATTACTACTATTGCTACTGACTTTGTCATGCTCGAATTCCACAAATAACTTCAACTATTGTAATTTACGAGATTGCACCATGAGTGACCATAATTTAACAACAGAAACAGGAGCAGCAATTATGACTAAAGCAGCCCCACCTGTAACAATATCCCTTGCAACAGTTGCAGGGTACCAAGTCTCAGACTTAGTTCTGTGGGCTACTCTCATCTATACAAGCCTTATGATCACTCATAAGATCTGGCAGATGTATAAAGACTTTGTTAAACCCGTATGTCTAGCCCCAACAGAATCCAACTAAGCGGATTAGTACTTAGTGCTTCTGCTCTAGTTAGTATTGCTCTTCACGAAGGTTATAGGTCAGAAGCCTATACACCTGTGAAGGGTGATGTTGCTACAATAGGGTTTGGTACAACAGAAAACGTTAAGGCAGGTGATAAGATTACTGTAGAACGTGCTTTAATAAAGCTCTTAAGCGATACAAATAAATTTAGTGGAGCAGTAAAGCAATGTGTAACAGTACCCCTGACTCAATATGAATACGACTCTTATGTTTCTTTATCTTATAACATTGGCCCTAATAATTTCTGTAAATCAACTTTAGTTAAGAAGCTTGAAGCTTACGACTACGATGGTGCATGTAAAGAGATCTTAAAGTGGGATAAGTTCAAAGGAAACCCATTACCCGGATTGACTAAGAGACGTCAAGAGGAATATAAACTATGTACAAATACATTGTAGGGTTAATTGTTTGTATGTTACTCGCATTTAATTATGGTGAGTTAAGAGTACAATCTAAGTTTGATTCTTATAAAAGAGAACAAGCTGAATTAAACCTTAAGCAAATTAAAGAGCATCAAGCTCATACTATTAAATACAAGCAGGAGAAAGAAGATGAGATCCGTAGTATTAATGCTCGTCATGCTTCTATCGTTAGCAGCTTGCAGCAGCGTCCCACAAGAGAACAAGCGCCAACTCTACCCGTTGTCAGCTCAGGAGCAAGAAGCACTGGAAAACAATTATTTAGAGAAGATGCAGAATTTCTTATCGGGGAAGCTACCCGCGCCGAAATATTAAAACAAGCTCTTCTTGAATGTCGCAAATATTAACAAAGGAATATTATGTCTGAATTTAAAGGCGTACAACTTAAAAGAAGTACCACAGCAGGAGCCGTTCCTGAAGCAGCACAACTAGTCGAAGGCGAATTAGCTATCAACTTGTTGGATAAGAAACTATACAGTAAGAACGCTACAACTGTATTCGAATTAAAAGGCACTGTTGATGATGGTAGTATTACTACACCTAAGCTAGCCTCTGGTGTTGCAAGTACTATTGTAACTGCAGCATTAAACGCTGTATATCCAATTGGGTCTCAATATGTAAACTTTAGCGATGCAACTAACCCTGCAACTCTCCTAGGTATTGGTACCTGGACGGCTATTGCTGGTAGAGTGGTTGTTGGTTTAGATAGTACAGACTCTGCATTTGATACTGCTGGTGAAACTGGTGGATCTAAAAACGCGGTTGTTGTAAGTCACACACACGGTGGTGGTACAACAAGCACAGCTTCTTTGACAGGTTCATTCACTAACTCTTCAAACTCTGGTTATAACGTAACTGGTGTATTCTCTACAATTAACACTTTCGGTGGTAACGGTGGTGAGCCACAAACAAACCGTACTGTAGGCTTCGATGCTTCACACAATCATACTATTGAGCCTGAAGGTGTATCAGCAACTAATGCAAACCTCCAACCATATGTCGTAGCTTACGTTTGGAAACGTACAGCGTAATCGGTACCTAATAGGAAACAATCTTGAAAAGAAACCAACGTAACAAGGTAAAAGAGCAACAAGCAAAGCCTCGCTCTTTCCACATCCAACCTAAAACACAAAACCAAGGATTATTGTTAGACGCTATTGAGTACTTCCCTATTACAGTCACTTTAGGTGCGGCTGGTGTAGGTAAGACTTATTGTGCAGCCTCGAAGGTAGCACAGTTATTTCAGTCGGGTACATATGATCATATTATTCTTACACGGAGTAATGTCCCTACAGGACGATCATTAGGTTTCTTCCCCGGCGACATCAAAGAGAAGTTAGCCCCTTGGCTACTTCCTATGATTACGGTATTACAAAAACAGTTAACACAAACCAAGTACGAATACTTACTTGCTAAGGATACCATCCAATACCAACCTATTGAAACTATTAGAGGTCGTTCGTTTGAGAACTCTCTTATTCTTGTTGATGAAGTACAGAATATTACTATTGAAGAATTAAAAGCTATTACTACTCGCTTAGGTGAAAATAGCAAAATGATTCTTATGGGTGATGCTTCTCAATCAGATATTAATAATGGTAACGATATTCTAAGATTTTGCGCTATGTGCGAACGTGCAGGTATTGAAATCCCTATTGTAAGGTTTACAGTAGATGATATCGTAAGATCAGATATTGTAGGTGAACTGGTTAAGATGTTTATTAAAGAAAAGATTTAAAGGAACAATATGCCAACAAAACAAATCTTAAACCTAGGTACAGGTGGGGTATCTTATGATACACCTAAAGTACTTCTCCCTGAGAATGTATTCTCTGATGTACGTAATGTTAGGTTTAAGAACCAGTCAGTTGGTACTATTACAGGTGAAGAGCTATACGCTAACGTTGTTAATCATCCAAACTATGGTATCTTTTGGAGACGCCCTGATGGTTACTTTAATGTGTTCATTAGGGATGATTACAGCGTTATCGTTGATGCTACAGCTGCCCGAGATACTACACTAGGTTTAGTGTGGGACGTAGCTCGTATTGAGACTACAACTACTTGTGCTACAGCACCTGCATGGGCTTGTGCCGAATTCACAGATCTAGTAGCTGACAGCGTAGTTAACACCTATTCGGAAGCTCAACTAGTACTTTCACAAGGTATTATTGCTGAGAGTGGTGGTGCAGTAACTGATACTGCTTACTCACTACGACAGTGGCAATCTACCACATTCAACGGTGGTTATGCTTTAGTTATTAATGACGGTCAAAGAACGCCTAAGTATATTAACTATACAACAGATGTAAGTTCTTTTGCTTTCTCTGATATTCCCGGATGGAATTATACTTCTGGAGTAACCATCTCAACTAAAGTTATTAAACCATTAGGTTATTCTTTAGTTGCCGCTAACTTAACCTTTGTAACTACATCTACAGGTGCTGTAACTTATGCACCATCTACTGTTAGAATTTCTACTCAAGCAGCTCCGGGTGGATTCCCTCAGATTTGGGAACCTGGATTAACAACTGATACTGCTGATGAGTTTGATTTAAATACTACATCACCCATCTTAGATATGGGCGAGCTGAGAGGCTCAATGTTTATTTATTCAGAAGACAGTATTAACATGCTGACTATTAATACGGGTATTACTCGTGTACAACCTTATTCAACTAGTTTTGGTATTTTAAATACTGATTGCTTTGTTGAATTCGAAGGTAATCATTTCGTTGTAGACAGAAATGATATCTATACGCATAATGGTTCTGGTAATATTACTACTATTGCTACTGATTTCGTCAGGGAATATTTATTTAATAACCTTAGTTATGCAAACCAAACAAAAGTATTTGTAAAGAAAGACAGTTACAACAGAGAGATCTGGGTATGCTATCCTAAAGGTGAAAGCATTACTTGTAATGAAGCTCTTATTTATAATTACAAAAACAAAGTATGGACCGTAAGAGACTTACCTAATATTACATATATGTTTAACTCATTAAGAGTAGAACCATTCTTAGAGATTCCTGAAAAGAATACTATGATTATGTTGACTGGTAATGAAATGATTATGGATACATCAAGTGAATATAATATGTATGATGCTACCACAAATACATTTAAACCTTTTGAATCATATGTAACAAAAGAAAAGTTAAATACTGGTGATTTATTTGGTTCGATGCATATTACTTCTTTGACTCCTGTGTTTGATATGGTACCTGAAGGTAACGATATTAATATTAAAGTCACTGGTGAAAATACATTTAACACCACTCCCGATTGGGATAATCCTCGTAACCTATTTGTGTTTAAACCAGATGATGCTCGTAGCCAAGGTTACAAAGTTGATCCTCGTGTAACAGGTAGATTGTTATCTTATGATATTCGCGCGGAAGGTCCGTGGAGATTATCTTTAATTGGTATTGATATTGCACCTAAAGATAGGAGATAAGTATGAACCTTAATGGACCAATTACTGGTGATGCTGAATTAGACTCTTATTTATTCCATATTAAAAGAGCTATTGAAGATATTATTTATGTAATAGATTTACAAAATAAGAGTGGTTATACAGGTACATTTATTGCAGACGGTCAAACTGTTACTGTCGATAGAGGTATTATTACAGGAGTTACTCCATGATGATCACTATATTATCCCACGCTGAAATACTAGCTCACTGGAATACCTTATCAGTTCTTTTAAGTAAAGCTATTGATCAGAATTGCGGTGAAGCGAAGTTAGAGGACTACCTAAGAAAAGTTCTTAATAACGAAGCTCAACTGTGGGCTATCTTTGATAATGATATTATCACTGGTGCAGGTGTCACTGAGGTGCTTACTTATTCAAAACAAAAAGTGTTCCATATCTTCCTCTTTGCAGGAATTGACTTTGAACTACAGTCACAAGTGTTCCCTATTGTAGAAGCCTTCGCTAAGGATTGCGGATGTGTTGCTATCGAACAATGGGGTAGGAAAGGTTGGGCTAAGACCCTTCCTAAGTATGTTCCCGGATTTAGGGAAGTCTATACAGTAATGAGGAAAGAATTATGAAATACAATATCACAAGCAAACTAAACAAGCGCCGTATGGGTGGCGGTGGTGCCACTACCGTTGACTCAATCCCTGCATGGGCTGCTCCGTATGTGTCTAAGGCTATGGCTACTAGTGAGAGCCAGTACGAAGCTGGTAATCTAGACAACGTAGCAGGTACCTCTGAACTCCAGAACCAAGCGTTCACTACAGGCGCTCAAGGTATTAACCAAGCTACCACTACCGGATTAACTGCTCTTCAACAACAGCAACAACGATTAAATTCACTTGCTGATACACCTAATGCAACTCAACTAGAAGCTCAAAAGAATGCAGTAGTATTAGACGCTCAGAAACGAGTAGCAGGTATGGATACTCAGTTTGGTCAGGCAGGTACATTAGGTTCTGCTCGTCAAGCCGTTATGCAAGGTGCTCAGAACGCAGACACTACAGCTAAGTTAGCTCAAGTAGATGCTGACTATTCTAATAAGATGTTCCAGAACAGACTAGCTGCAGAACAAGCTCTAGGTACATCTGTAACTACAGGTTCACAAGTTGCTACTACAGGTGCTTCTAGCTTAGCTAACCTTGGTAATCAACAACGTGGTATTGACCAACAACAGCTTGATGCTGATTGGCAAGGTCTACAGCGTTATGCTTCTACTATCTATGGTACTCCTGCTAAACAATCTGCTGTAACGAACGGTAAAGGACTCTAATCATGGCTGACTATAAAGACCCTTGGGCATGGATGCAGGGCGAACAAGTCCCTAAAAATTCAAACACTTTACCTCCAGTACCTCAAGTACAGGCACCTGCCAATATAACAGGTGGTGGCCCAGGTATGCTTACTAATATGGCAGTTACTAAGGGTGTCAATAAGGGGTCTGAAGCAGCTTACGACTATGGTAAGGGTGCTTACGATTCCTATATGGCCTCTCAGCCTAGCACAGCTGGTACTACTGCGCCTGTTCAAGGACCAGCTACTGGCGCGGAAGCTATTCAATCACAACCATTAGCACCATTATCTGCACCTGTAGAACCAACTACTGCGGCTGCAGCTCAAGGTTCTGAAATTGCAGGTTCTGCTGCTACGGCCCAAGCCGCTACCGCTACCGAAGCTGGTGCGGCAACGTTAGCTACGGACGCCGCAGGTGCAACTGCAGCACAACAAGCTTCAGTGCTTGCAGCACAACAAGCGTCTGCCGCCGCTGCCGCTGAAGGTGCTACTGCATCAGGTATTGCTGCTACTAACTTTTGGAATCCAGTTGGATGGGCTGCAGCTGCTTACGCTGCCTACAAACTATCGCAGGCTTAAGGAGAAACATATGGGGCCATTATCAGGCAAACAACAAAGAGAGTGGGCTAAACACCACGCTAAAGAGGCTCGCGAATCCGCTAAGATGGAATCAGAAGAAGCCCGTAAACAACAACTACATGAGATTAAACTTCAAGAAACTGCTGCTAAGGCTAACCAAGGTATTGGTCATAAAGAAGAGATTCATGGTTTAAAAGTCAAAGAGTTAGGTGGCCCTCTAAGTGGCTCTAAGCGTATTAATCGCCAAAAGCTAGGCTTACCTAGTAACAACCCATTAGCAGGTACTGAAGTATTTAACCGTGGTCAGCATATGCTACCTAAAGGTACTGATACTGTCCCTGCTATGCTTACTCCCGGTGAAGCCGTTATTCCTCGTGCTGCTGCTCAAGACCCTAAAAATAAACCATTGATTAAACAAATGGTTCAAGAAGGTCGTAAGTATGCTAAAGGTACTACAGGTGTAGTTCAACAAGAGAACATGTTG